TAGAAAATTAAGGAATCTAGCTCAAAAGTAAAACCGTTACCCATACTGCTGAATTTCTCAAACAATATGGTTTCGCCATCGAAAAGACCAGCATTAGACTTAAATGCCCTGAGTAGTCCGAACCAACGCCGATTAAGGAGTTGATCAACAAGTTCTTTCGAAATTGTGTCGCTTGCATTGCTGAAATCGACCGTAGCCAAGTTGTTAAACTTGGATCCGATACGAGCCAGTTCCTGATTGCGACGCTGACTGTTTAAGTCTACGCCAATGCGCCGTAGCCGCTTCCGAATGATCGTTCCGATGCCTTTTTGAAAGTACAGGTTCATACCTGGTTCAATAGCAATAGTCCGATCCCTCTTGGCGTCTTTAGGCACCGTGATGATTTTCGCTAGGGGGTCAATCTCAAACAGCATATCCCAGTGAGGGAATGCTAAGTGAAACCAATCTTTAACGTAATCATAAGCGTCAGCAGTTATTTTCCTCTCGGAGGAAAATTTATTTGGGTGTGTTGCCTCCGACCTCTTTAACAAGGTGGTTGCGCCAGGTCCCCAATTGCACGCTTCTAAGAGCTCATCAGCAGAGAAACTGCCAAGAATGTTATCGATCTTTCGAGCCGCCATCATTAAGATGCCAGCCGTCTCCGGGGTTTTAAACCGGTTACGTCGAATATTCTCGTTAGTTTCCTTGCAGAGCAGCTCGCTGGCATAGAAGCTCTTCTTAGCCTCCTCGTGCAGGTCAAGACCTGTGTTGAGGAATACGGCTTTCGAGAGAAACTTCGTTGCTGCTAAACTGTCCTCGAGATCAGTGGTAGAGTTGTAATCCATGGGATCAAACGCCACAGTAGCTAACTGATGATGCTCGCCATTGGCGAACATCAACCAGCACGCTAAACTTCGGGAACAGTTCAAGGCTTCATAGAAGCTGAAGATGTAAGCATCTTGCAATTTGTCCGTGTCTAGAGACATAAGACTCCAATCCGGGCTAAGCCCTTAAAGTAAAGGAACGCTACAAACCAATCGTATTAATAGATTGATTCGAAGTTGTCGATTGCTGCCAAGGAGGCAGCGTGCAACACGAGGGAGTCAACGAATTTGCGCAAATCAAGGCGGGTCGTCTGCGAAGCTTGCTTCGGAAGAACGAATTCCACATTGACATACGCTTCCGCAACTTTCTTTGTCGCATC